CCCCCCTGTGGGTGGGGTTTAAGGGGAGGGGCGTCAGCCCCTCCCCTTTGCAGTCCTCAAACAGGTCCGCGGAGCCATTTTTGTTGGCCGTTGCATTTCAAATTTCTCCCTCCCGCCATACGGCGGTCGGTCGAAATTTGTATGCTATCCCGAGGTCCGCCCGCCATTTTGTGATTAGGGTTAGGCACCTGCTCCTGTGATTAGGGTAAGCGCACCCATTTTGGGACTTAGGGTTAGTTAGTTTTTAGAGTTAGGGGACCCTAAGCCCAAAAACTTCACAAACACAGTGTCATTGAATACCAACTTATTTTATTATGCATAGAGCCAAGCTTCAAACTCAGGCAAAGGGAGGTGGATGGGTGACTCGGGCCAGTTTAGTGAACTGTCCGAGTCAGTGGAAGGTGCAAGCATGTCATTTATTTCACCCAAGCTGCTAAAGTCTGTGTCAGAGTCTTTTGGAGGTTTTAAATCGAATTTGATTTCTGGTAGTTCCCAGAAGGGCCTGCCATCATAGGTCTTCTGAAACCAAGATTGCTCAGTCCTCTGAGGAGCTGCTCCAGTCGCTTTCGCTTTCTTCTGTGCTGCTTCCTCCGCGCTCGCTCCATCTCCTCCTCCTCCTCCTCCGTGCTGTAATTCTCTGTTTCTTGAGGCGAGCTGCTGTGCTCTTCTTCTTCGCTCTCTTCGAATGAGTGCCGCGGCCTTTTTCTTCCTGATGATACTGCTGGTCGGAGACATCCCAAGGTCCCAAGACTTCTTGATCCTGTTGAGACAGAAGGTTGAGTAATTCTTCTAAAGGCTTGTGATGTAATGATGCCGTGTTCATCGAGGTCTTCTGGCCACAATACCTCCTCTCCAACGGTGGTTGGATCACGGATGTCTGCTCTGATGGTGTTCCCCCACCGGAGAGTGGACTGGAGAAGCGGTTGTCCTGGGTTGCCGGCAACTGGCTGGACTGGTGGCAGGTTTGTTCCAGGTGTTCCTCCCCACTGAAAGTAAAATTTATATTTCATTGAAATATTTACTCCGGCTGTGTTGGTGCCGATTCTTTTCATGCACCATGGCCCCTGAGCACACAATTGAGCGACAGTTCCAAATGTCATAAAGCACATGTCATCTTTAAACTGAGGAAATTGTCCCTCTGATCCCCTCCAGCATGGCGGATTAAGGAATTTAAGAAACAGGAATGACCCCATGTTACCCTCTGTTGGACCAGGTTCATGCGTGGTCTCGTTCATGTCATAAAATGTAGCCGATCTTCCAAAGCCATACATGTAAAATGGTACAAGTAGTCTTTGAAATTGGGCTGCTACCGGCCAAAAATTGGCCTCATCATATTTAGGTCCAGTTCCGTCATTGTTCCACTTAATTTTATGCATTGTCACACTTAAGTCTGTTCCATCATCTAGTAAAGGAAAATACCATAGGTCAAGACTGCGTGCCTCTGTGGGTCTTTCGGTTTTATGCCTTGCCCACACTGTGCAGTGCACTCCTTGTGTTTGGTCATTAGGAAATCCAGTCCACGGATTTTCTATGTCCAGTAAGCTGATCCGCCATTTTAGCAGAGGCTGTTTGGCCCATGCTGCAAATGTGTGCCACGTGCCAGTCATTTGAGATGGCGGCTTTATATGCAGTTTAATGGGCTTTGTTTTCTGGAAGCCATCTAGTCTGTGTACTATCACATGGTGTTTAGATAGCAACAGTTGACTAGGATGGCAGACAGTTAATGGTTCCACATCCTCTGTTAGCTCCTCAGTGCTATACCAAAATATGTAGGTATAGTACATGACAGGATACAGAGTTATAGTAGCGCCATAATATCTGAATAAGTTATAACCTTGATTGCTGCTGCTCCACCGTGCTCTCCAGTACCTCTCCTCCCAAAACAGGTCTAGGAGAGACAGAAGGCTGCTGTGAACACCTCCTCCGAGCCATCCAAGAATCAGCTTGTTCCCTGGGTAGGTGAAATCCATTATCCCCTTCTGGCCACCCAAGCAGTATACTAAAGGACAGAATCCACGAATGGTACATCTCTTTTTGTTGATCGGGTTCCATTGCATGACAGGTACATGCCTGGTTTTCCGTCTCAACAACCGCCTGCGGCGTCTCCTTACCCGGTAGCGGCGTGGTCTTGTTCTCCACCGTCTCCGGTACCACGGTCGCCTTCTCCAGTTCCTGTAACCATAGCGGCGAAGGCCTCCCCAGCGCCGGGAGTAGAACGCCATCCAAGAAGATGGTAAGCAGGATCTTTGCAGCTGCAGAAAATTTCATGTGCGGCTCTTACCGATTTTCTAAAGAGCGCTTCTTTCTTTTTGTACTCTTGCCACTTAGCAGAGTCAGCGACCTGAGGCATAATTCAGAGCCTTGCCCGGTCCTCAGCTTCCACTGCCCGAATTGCCCCTTGACTTCGGCTGCTTCGCGAGCCTCCGGCACCCGCCCAGTGGAAGTGCAGCGCTGCGCTTCTAGCACTCCGCTGGGACAATAAACTCAGCCATTCGTCTCCTATGTTACTTTTATAGGAGTTGTGATGTCATCATATGC